ATCATGTAACGTAACTCTATTATTTTGGGTAAGAAGTTTTTTTAGTATCATTTTATTCCAGATACATGGTTGGACAGAGAGTGCATGTTGGTAATCTTGATCTATCTTGAGAATAGAAAAATTATCAAAATTAATAGATTCTGTATTTTTTGGTAAATTCATAGAACTTCCTAAATACATCATTGATATATCAAAATTTTCTATACAATCTAAAATTTCTTTAAGTATTTTTTCTTTGATCGGTGAGTAAACTAAATAATCGTCGCAAAAGAAAAATATGTAATCGTGATCACAGTGTTCTATAAAATTCAACATGCATTCTTTAAAATGTGCACCATTTGAACTATATTTTACACCCGCATCAAAGTAATTTACTCCATCTATCTTATCTAAATTATCTGGTAAAGAATTACTTACTACGGTAAGTTGAATAGGAAAATTAGAAAAGTTTTTAACAAAATATTTTGCTGTAAGTGATGTTAAATCACAAGTTTTTTCGTTAGTAAAAAGTACAGCACCTAAGTTCATTATAAATCTCCTTCTATTCTATCACACCATTGTTTTGAAGTTGAATACGGCCATACTAACCACTTAGCAGGTTTGGGTCCGTTGTATTGTCTCCATATATTCATCCAACCGTTTTTGTCTTTAGCTAAGTTAAACATACCATTGAGTTCTTCTTTGTCTAAATCTTTACGGAATAGATCGTTACCGTTTTCATCTAAAAAGGCTACAACAAAGAATTCATAATCTTGTTCCGGAACGCTACTGACATGTAAATCTATACAATGCTTAAATGTAGTTAAGAAAGATTCTTCATAGTTCTCTACTTCTGGGTTAGGTGCAAAGTTATTATCAGAGGTATATTTCTGTACTCCTCTAGTTTGGAACTTTATACCGGCATATTTTTCATATTCATCTAATGTTCTAATTGTACCTAATCCAAATGGACTATTTTGGATAAACGAATCACCTTCTCCATCAACATTTAGTAATTTTCGTGTCTTTTTATGAGTTCTATGATTCATTTCACTCCAAGTAGAACTGTCATCCCAGTGTTTTGTTCGTCCTTTTCTTGTATATTCATGCCATGCAACTACCTTATGTGGGTGAAACAGATCATAACCGTGAGTAAATGCTCTTACTGCTAAAGTAATTTCTTCACCGTGGAAGTAAAACTCTGGGTCGTGAGGAACTTCATAGCAAAATTTACCGGTAGTAAAAGCAAAGTGAGCAGAAAAGAATCTAGAAGGTATTGGTTTATCTAAATTCTGCCAATTTGGAATAGTAGCAGGTAAAAAGAAAATAACTCCTTCTGGAGTAAATCTATCAAATGTCATCCACCACGGTTCTGTTATTCTACCGGCTGGTTCATTGTCTGGATCAAAAGAACTAATATACCCTGTCAAGAGAGGTTTTTCGTAACCGTCATTTTGTAGTTCTTTATACATGTTTATAAGTTCACTATCCCAGTTTGGTATAAATCTATGATGTGAATCTAATTGAAGGGTATAACTTTCGTTATTATACCTGCCTTGAATCATATTTCTTGCCCAGCACGCTCCTTTAGATCTCTGATAAGGAATATCTATAATGATAACTCTATCATCGTCTTTATATTTATCAAGATTATCCCATTTGTCATCTTCTGAATGCTGCCATGCAACACAAACAGTAATATTTTGTGGATTTTCTGCTTTATCAAATAAATCGTCTAATGTAGGTACTAATTGTGGGTCTCTATAACTAGCTATCTGAACGAATATGGTTTCTTTAGATTCTAGGTTAGTTGGGGTTGACATAGTACTTGTAGGTACTGTCGGTACTTCAGGAATGTTCATAACATCTATTTTAAATAACTTTTGGTTTGGATCTGATTCAGGAGTAGGCTCTATTTTTAATTCATCAACCTCATCCCATTTCCCTATAGGGCAGGCTCCTTTTTTGGGAGAAAATACTTTGGCTTTTAATGCACAACCGCAGACTGTACATCTGTGAAATCCTAAATTAGATGCTTTTTTATCACAATCATTACATATTGCAATACGCTTTGCTGCTAATTCAGCCTGTTCATTATTAGGATCAAAAGCAATATTCCATGCTTTAAATATTTCTTGTAACTTGTTCACTAAAAACACTTTTTTTAATAAATAGCTTTATCCATCACAACTTAAACAGTCTAATGATGTTCTAGAGCCTATATCTCCGTTAATTACAGAGTCTGTTCTTAAATAATATAAGGTTTTTACTCCTAATCTCCAAGCCGTTTGGTGAACTTCGTTAATAAACTTAGGACTATCCGTTGGGTCAAAAGCTAAATTGAGAGATTGAGTCTGATCAATGTACTTTTGCCTAGCTGCTGCTTGTTCTACTAGTTGTAGTTGATTTATTTCTGCAAACGTAAGAAAGATTGGTTTATCTTCGGCCGGCATTACATCTTCAGGAAGATTTGCAATACTTCCTCTATCTTTCATAATTTGATCCCAAACCTCTTCTGTGTTAGCTCCTTTTTCTTCTAAATAATTTACTAGCGCATGATTTTTTCTAATAAAAGTACCTTTAGCAGAATTGAATGTATAAATGTTAGCAGGTATAGGTTCGATACCAGCAGAAACACCGCCAGCAATCGTACTATTAGAAACAGTAGGAGCAACTGCCATAACATGAGTATTTCTCATTCCTGTTCCTCTACACCATACAGGTTCTCCATATTCGTCAGCTAATTTTCTTGAAGCATTTTCAGCTTTTTGTCTTATGTCGGAGAAGATCTGGTGTGTTAAAGATGTAGCTGCAATAGAAGCAAAAGGAATTCTTTCGTTCTGCAATAATGTATGCCACCCCAACACACCTAATCCAATTGCTCTTCCTTTTTTAGCTGATCTATGTGCTCTTACCAGTGATTCCCTTCCAGAAGTTTTTGCTAAGAACTCTTCTAATACTCCATCTAAAAAATATATTGCGGTTTCTACTAGGTCCGTGTTTTTCCATTCATGCCATTTAGTAAGGTTAACAGATGATAGACAGCAAATAAAGCTATGTTCTTCATCTGTATGTAAAGTGATCTCTGAGCAAATATTTGTCATTGAAACATCCAGGTTATTCTTTTTATATGCTGGTGGGTTTGTATTATTTACATTATCTTTAAACATAATATAAGGTTCACCTGTTTCTACCCTAGATTTAAGTATCTCAACCCATAGTCTCATTGCTTCAGCATCTCTGTGTTCTAATCTTTGCATGAATGCATCATCCACAACAACACATTGGTGTAAATTTAAACACTGTCTGTTAGGGTCACCTTTAGGTCTACGGATTTGTAGATATTCTTCTATATCTGGGTGATTTATATCTAAGTTGACAGAAGCTGCTCCTCTTCTTACTGCCCCTTGATTTGTTGCTATGATTGTTGAGTCGTAGATTTTAGCCCATGGTACAATACCTTCAGACTGTCCCATATCCTCTTTCCCAATTTTTTGTCCTCTACCTCTAACTTTAGATAGCCCAACACCTACTCCTCCACCTAAGGAAGTAAGCCTCATTAACTCAGCGTTAGTAAGGCCTATTCCTCTAATAGAATCAGGTGTATCTATCCCGAAACATGAGATTGGGAGTCCTCTATCGGTTCCAGTGTTGGATAGTACAGGTGAGGCTAAGTTCAACCAACCTTTCCACATATAGCGAAAGAATTTATTCGCTAAATCAGGTCGATCTAATCGTTTTGCAATTGTATCAGCAACGCGTTTATATGCTGTTTTAGGGGTTTCATTTGGTAATAAGTATCCTTTAGAAATGGTAGCTAAAGAAACTTCATTCATCCATTCAGGAAAATCCTTACCTGATTCCCAGTGGGAATATTCTATCTCTATTGACATAAATTAAAATTAAAATGCGTTAGACCAATCTAAATGTCCTTTACTATAATTTGTAACTCTATTAGCAAAGAAATCAGTATGTTGTTTTCCTGCTATGACTGAGTCAAACCATTTCATAGTTTTTAATGCTCCTTTATCTATTTCTGACGCTGGGATGATTGGTTCTAATCCAAGATCAGCCATTTTTGTATTAACTCTATGTCTAATAAAGTTTTTTAACTCATCTTTAGTTAAATTCTCTAGATCACCCAATTCAAATACTTTATCGATAAAATCAAATTCTAATTGTAAAGCTAATTTAGCAGCTTCTTCTATTTCTTTGACTAATTTATCAGTCTTAAATTCTGGGTGTTCTTTCATTAGAGTTCTGAATAGCCAGCATCCTGCTTCAGAATGTAAAGATTCATCTCTTACAGACCATTCTACTATTTGACCTACTCCTTTAAGTAGGTTTCTCATTTTATAAGATAATAATACAGCAAAAGAAGAAAATAAATTAACACCTTCAGTAAAAGCTGAAAAGATAGCTAATGATTTAGCTCTTTCATGCCAGTTAGGAGTACCGTCATGATTGTCTCTAACAGCCATCAAAGATTCAATCTTAGCCATAGTAGCTTCATCTTCCATGAATTCAGCAAAGTTGTCTAACCCTAATTGTTCGTTTAATAAAGAATAAGCTTCAGCGTGTATAGTTTCTGATGATCCTAAAGTTGTGCCCATCATAATAATTTCAGGCTTTCTAAACCATTTAGTTACTAATGTTGACCAGTAATCATTTACAATTGTTTCAGTTTGAGCGAATCCTTTTAAAATTTGACCGACAACGTTTTTTTCATGGTCTTTCATGTTTGATTTCCAATCAGTAACATCTTGAGCCATCGGAACTTCAGTGTGAAGCCAGTGAGCTTGTTGTTGTTTTAACCAGTAATCATATGCTTTAGGGTACTCAAAGGGCTTATACACAACTCTTTCTTCTAATAAACTCATATATCTTTATATATTTGGTGGTTACTAAGACAAAAACATCCTCCGACAGAGTGTCGAGGACGCTTTAATAAATATAATATATATTCTACTTTCAAACAAAAAATTTTAACTTTATTTTGGGTTAATTATGAAAGAAACAAGAACTCTACGTACTTCATCTTCCTCGTTTAATATACTATGATAGGTCTGTTTACCTTCTTGTTGATTTCTAACAAAAACGAGAGCAGAATTTTTTTTCCATTCAGTAATTGAGTGAATTGTATTATCACTGTTATGTAAAGTAGTTCCTGAACCTTTATCTGACAAGCATACTACAAAGCTCATAATTTTTAGTGTAGAATCTGTATGAATGTTAGCATTTAATTTAGATGTCTTATCTTCATTTGCTGCTCTCATTTGAAAATCAATAGAAACATCAGCTTTAGTAATATCAAAATAATAATCTTCTGAGGTATTTAATATATGGTAGAATTCTTCGTAGATTTCTTTAATAGTATTAAACACTGTATCAGGCATTCCATTAGTACTAGCTTTAAATCTAGTTGATTTAGGGATTCCTTTTACCGTATGCTTTAACTGTTCTTCCCAGTCTATGCTTTTAGTAAGATTGATTGAATAATCGTCAATAAACTTAAATGTATCTTCATCAAAAAAGTTTTCTACTATTGCATGTCTCCATGGCTTTTCATGCACTGTGATCTTTTTCATAAAAGGATTTGCATTTGTTCTCGAGACAAGTTAAATTTAGGTTTAGCATTTTCATCTGGTATAAGATCAGACGGATCTGCTTTTTCTAAGAACTCAATATGTCCGTTATTAGTATCCATCTTAACATTATATGTCATACCGTCTTGACCATATCGATTCTTCATTACGTGAACTCTACCGGTACCCAAAACTTTATCTTCTTTCTGTCTTGAAAGAGATAGACAGATATCTGCTACCATCATCTTGTCATAAGATCCGGCTGCCTTATCTCCTTCAATGACTGAATCTTTAGCACCCATTCTATTAACCTGAGACGGTGTAAGAACCGGTATTTTAAGTTCTTTTGCTAAACCTTTTGTAGCAATAAATACATCATCAATTTCATCTTTACGTTCTGCAAATTTACCTTTAGAAGGTGCTCTTAAATAATCGACGTAATCGATAATAACTAAGTCTGGTTTATGTTCGATGTCTATACATTTTTGAATGTGTGACTTAATGGTATTTACTGTCGCTCCCTTAGGTGGATATTCCTTTACTATAAGTTTACCTTTTAGATTATCGACATACGTCTGTACTTCTTTTCTATGTTTATTTACTTCGTCTATAGAATAGCCAGTAAAGTAGCAATCAAAACGCTTACCAACATAATCTTCTCCCAATTCGAGTGTATAGTAGTTGACTTTGTATCCCAATTTAACCGCATGAGCAGCAATAGCAACCATAGTCCAGCTTTTACCGCCACCAGGATTACCAAACACAATTGCAAGATCTCCGGGACCAAACCCCCCTTGGATTCCATCATTAAGTATGCTCCAAGGACTAGGAATAGTAGGACGGTAGTCAGTACGGTATCTCGTTTCAACGTCTTTATTATACTCATGGCCTATATTTTTATCCATACCAGCTTTCATTGCTTTTTCGACCTGGTTTCTAATACCGTCAAAGTCTCCTTCTTTCAAAAGATCTGCTGAGTTAAGTATGGCGTTTTTCATTTCTTGATTCTTGCAAAAAGTTGTAAACTCTTCCTGTACATATTCTAAATCGTCTTGAGATGCTTGATAAGAGTTTCTTAGCTCTTCTTTTAAAGCTACTTGAAGTACTTCGTTTTCTACTTTTTGAAGTTCTACTTTGAGAACGTCCATAGTGATATTAGTATGGTACTTGTCGAAATATTTACAAATTTGATCTACAATCCATCTATGTGAATCTGCATCAAAATAATGATCGTAAAGAACATCTCTAACGTTAAGTAGAAATTTTTTATCGGTAAGTAATGAACCTAAGACTTTTAATTGGAACCCCTTCCCGTATTGCTGTAAACTTTTTAATGTCATATTTTGTAACCTTTATTTTAATGTACGAATTTTATATCGATCTAGCAATTAAATTTTTAAATTTTGTTGTAGACCATCCATGGTCTCTACTAAGGTAGTGAATTGGTATAGGTAAAGTATCCCCAGTAAATGGCCTTTCCATATAATCGTCTCCTAAAAACCTTATATCAAACTCTCCTACTGTAAGTAAGTCTAGTAGTGATTCTTCATAAGTATATGATATAACATCACAAACTGATTTTAACTCTAGTAACATTTCTTTTCTCTCCTCGACAGATAATATAGGTTTTAATTTATGAGGTCTTTCAATTGATGGATCTGTATGAAGTAAAACCACCAAGCAGTCACAATGTTTAGCACATTCTTTAAACATCTTTATGTAACCTGGATGCATTACGTCGAAATTTCCTGCTATTACTCCTTTTTTCATAATAAAGTTCTTTTAGGTTTAACACCGATATTAGTACCTAACACCCATCTCTCTTTACCGCTTTTATTAGGTTCACTTTTATGTGAAATTGCTGCATCAAAAAGATATAAATCGTTTACTTTTATATTTGCTTTTTCCCAAAGCCAATCATCAGAAGAATTAATACTGTAATTTTTCTTAAAATTGTAATATGGATCTCTAAAAAGTAAATCTCCACTATTTTCAGGTACTTCTAAATATAGTGCACTACTTATTACTGCTCCTGTATGATCGTGAGTTTTTATAAAACCGTTATCATTATACCTATTAAACCAAGAATGTAAAACATGAATTTCTAAATCCTTTGAGTATTTAAGAACGTTATGAGCTAAGTCTAGATAATGAGGTTTTAAAAAATCATAAAACGACTTTAATTCAGGTAGTAGATGAGTAGGTTGTTCTTTGTTATACATTGTATTATCTGTATTAACCTCTAAACTATCTGGTCTACTGCCTTCTATAAGTTTCTCTGCGATAGGTTTTATACTCTTCCAATCTAAGTTAAAATTTAATTTAACAATCCCTTTGTTCATTTTACAGTAGTAAGATCTCTAAAATTTTCTAGCCATCCTTCAGTATTCTTAGTAACACCTTCAATTTTGTCTTGATCTAATAAATGTAAAAAAGCTCCAGTTTGCAAAGTTGGAATAGGCTGTTTTATCACTTCTTCTACGTATTGAATTTCACTTTCATCTAGTAGATCTTTATGCAAATCCATTAATTCATAATTGGTAAGTACTTTTTGCCAATTATAAATAATTTTACTAAAGATTTTTTTTGGTTTATCTAACTCTAACTGGGTCTCACAATGATCCCATACATCTTGTAATGAAGCTGAAGGATTATGAGTAAGACTTTTCCATTCTGAAAGGATGGTTTTTATGCCAAGTCCTTTAACTCCTGGTAGATTATCAGAATTGTCCCCTAATAAAGCTTTAACTATATTATAATTCTGAGGAAGTACTCCTATTTCTTCTTTTATATTATCAATAGTAAAAGTCTTCTTCTTAACTGGTGCATATACTTCTATGTTAGAATTAATAAGCTGTAAGAAATCCTTATCAGAAGAAACTATTGTAACTTTTTTACCGGCTGAGGATGCTCTTTTAGCTAAGTATGCTATAATATCATCAGCTTCTAGCTTTTCTATACCTATTTGCTGTAATGGTAGGCATTCTAAATAATCTTGCGTTCTATAAAGTTGTCCGATTAGTGCTTCTTGCTCTTCTTCTCTAGTATCATATAATCCCCAGTGAGTTATTCGAGCGGTAGCTCTCTGTGCTTTATAATTTGGATCGATATTTTTTCTATTTCCGGAACCGCCTTTACCGTCCCACACAACAATGACCCTTGTCGGGTCAAAGATGCGGGTTACGTACCCTAACGAGCGAAGGAAACCCACCAGGCCGCCAACATGGGTACCTGATGGATTCATCGCTTTGAGCAACGAGAACGACCTGATTAAGGTGTTCATCGCATCAATGATCAAGATGTGATCATTTACAGCTCGGGGTGGGGTCTCCTTTAAATTCTTTAAAATATCATCGTATGCCATTAATCGAGTAGATTAGGAGTTATAGTATCTTCTTCTAAATCTCCTTCCTCAATCAAGTCAAAATCTAAACTACCTACAAGTTTTAACCAGTGGTCTTTATGTTCGTCTTTATATTTATCGATAGCTCTTTTATCATCAGGTAAGAATCCATGTGAAGTCATCACCACTCTTCCTCTAGACTGAACGCCTCCTATGTGGTTCTTCTCTATCTGAACGTTTGTTCTTTTAGCAAACTCTACTTGCATACCGTTTTTGATAGCTTTAATCTTTGATGTACCAGGATTAGTTATATTACCAAAAGTAACTACTAACGTTGCATCATACCACATAGACATTCCACCTTTATTTTGAAGCTTAGGTTGACCCATCGGTGATTCAGGTTTCATAGTCCATACTTTATTAATAGCAACTAATGTATTAGTATAGGGTGAATTTTCTTTCCTAGATAATAAAATTTTCTGATTAAGATTATTTCCAAACTGAGTAGACATCGCACCTGCATTCCACTCGTTATTGTTCTTATTAGAACGTACTGATAGATCACATGGTACAGAGCCGATACTGTCCCAGAAGAAACACATATCGAAAGGTAGATTACCTTTAGCTTGTTCGTCCATAAGATCAGCAATATAAACTGCTACATCCTCGATAGTATTTAACTGTCCTCTATCAGCATATAAGAAATGTCCTTCATAATCAGTTACTACTCCGTTATCATCTTTAACTTCCTGAAATTGTAATCCCATCTCCTTAGCATGTTCCCAAGACCATTTCATCTCTGTAATAATGAAGACAGGGAGAACGCCCATTTTTTGAGCATTCACCGCAGCTTCTAATAGGGCAGTTGTTTTGCCCGTATCACTATGTCCTCTTAATAGAGTGATATGTCCGGTAGGTATACCGGGGAGGGAAGTAATATCTTGAAAGGCTTTTGATAGCGGGATCCAGCCTTGTTCTTTAAACTTGACTGATGCATTCGAGTAACCTTTCTTCTTTTTAAAGTTGCTAAGGTTAAAAGATTTACGTATTGCAGCAGTTGCTTTTTCTTGTACTTCTTTTTTCTTAGCCATTATTCGTTAAATAAATCATCAAACTTAGAAACAGTATCCTTATTACCTTCAGTAGCAGTTTCTAACGTAAAGTCAGTTTTTACCGGAGCAGGTGTTTCTTCAGCAGCTGGTGCATCATCTCCTGAACCTGGGTTGAGGTAGTTTTGTAGCTGTTTTTTAACAAAGTCGTAATCGTACTCAGTATGTACTTCTGTAGGATTAGGCTGTTCTTTCAGCCATTTATCTACTGAATCGTTATTATCAGATAAAGGTGTTTGTTTAGGTTTGATTCTAACAGTAGTTTCAGGGTAAGGATTACCTTGTACTTGTTCTACAACCATATCCCATCCATTTATAACATCAGTAAAGTCTCCGATATCCTCATCTTCTGCTAAAGCAAGTAATGCTTTGTAGATAGTCACACCAAAGCCCCATAGTCTAACTCCTTTGTCTTCTTCTCCTCTAACTACTACAGGAGCAAAGATTCTAGTTTTAGGGTTAAGTTTACCTGATAGAGACCAGTTGTCTTTATCGTTAGTTTTTCTTAACTCTTTTACAAATTCTTCGATAGGGTCTTGTTTACCGAAGTTTGATAAAGCAACCATAGGGTATTTTCCAACACCGTAGTGAAACTTTAACTCTTTAAATGGAAAAGCTGGATCATAAGCAGAAGGAACGATTCTAATCGTTTGCTTACCAAGTTCAGGTTTCCAAAAAATTGTTGAATAGTCAGTCTTTTCTCTTTGCTGACCGTTGTTGTTTAAGGCATCTAGCTTAGCCTTAATAGCATTTAAATCCATATATAACTAATTTTAATAAAACGTTTAATATAAAGATAAGAATAACTTATTGATTATCCAACTCTATAATACGAAAAAGTTTAGTATTTACTCTTTTTAATTCTGGTCCTTTAGTGAGTAGTATACAATTTCTGTAATCTGACCAGTTTACTCTATAGGAAGTATCTAATTCACCTTCATTTAACTCTTTAATGAGAGTATTTAGTGCATTAATAGTATAGAGAGTGTTTGATTCTTTTTTTCTATGAACAAGAATAGTATTGTCTAAAAACTGACCGACATTTCCAAAATCAACATTATACGTACAGATGTATTCATCTTGACTTTTAGAATACAGTACGAAAATTTTGTTGTATATAATTTTGTACCTTGTTTGAATCTCTTGTAAAATCTTATCTAGAGTATCTTGAGTTGCGAAGGTACAGAAAAGCTTATTGCTCATATCTTCATTAAAGTAAATAGGTTCAATATCGTAATCGAACCTCAGGCTTGTAACATATTCGTTCATTAATAAATATCTCTCGTTAATCTAAAACTAAACTCTCAGAAAATTTGAATTTAGTCGGGTATTTCCCATTTTCTTGCATTATTTTTTTTATCTCTTCTAAAGCTTGTTTCCCATCCTCTTTACTGAAATCGAATAGTATTGCATCATAAGTGTAAAGAACTACTTTAGTTTTTTTATCTTTTAAGTATCTTAGCACTTCTTTTAATATAAGAATATTTCTTGAAGTCTCTAACGATTGCATTATATAGTTCATTAATTTTTTAGGATTCATGTCTCGTAACTCTCCGGTAAATGGTTTTCCACTAATTGGAGCCAAGACTTTTCCGTCATTTTTATATCGTCCCCAAAGCTCGTTGATAAATCTATCAATTTTTGTAAAGATTTCAAGGTGAGCCCATTTCTCTGGTATTTTACCATAAATTGCGTGAAAGTTAATTTGCTTTGCCTGATCATATTCTTCTTCAGTTATTTCTTCTTTATTAAAGTACTGTTTTGCTAATTGCTTATGAGCTGATGCGTCGGTAAGTCTGTAACCAATTTGCTCACAAAGTAAGCGCAGATGATAACCGTCAAAATCAAACTCAACAAAGTAATCACCGGTCGGACGGAAACATTTCCTATGTTGTTCGCTCTTAGGAATAGCAGCGAAGTTAACAGAATTAAAAGCATTAGTAGGTCTAGATGTAGCATTGTATAAATTGTAAGATGAGTAAGTAATATTATTTTTTATATTATATAGAGGGTCTTTAGGGCTAAACATTTTATTAAATGCTTCATAATTTATTCCTAGACCTGATTGTTCTATTAAGTAAAACACATTAGTTGCAGTATTATTATAAAAATCAAAACCTGAAGGAGTGGGTAGATTTAAATACTGTTTAACTGATTCAAAGCATTTTTCACAAGACTCATATAACTTTGTAATAGGAATTAGCTTATTTATCTGTTGGAAGTTTGCAAATTTACTATAAAAATAATTTAACGTAGAAGTTTCTTTAGATATATCTAACCTATCGTAATAAGTCATAGAGTATAGTAAAGATAAATCTGTAGCTTGCTGTAAATTAAAATGATAGAGCAGATCTTTTTTGTTTAATGTATAAAGTGTAGTAAATTTAGATAAAACGTCTCTAACACGGTCTTTTGATAGATTAATACATTCATCATGATCTATAGGAAGTATAAATCCATGCTTACTATTGACTGGTCGTAAGTATACAGCAACGGTAGTGTTAAGTTTTGGATGTAAGTTATTATTAGAACTAATAATATCAACGTATCCACCTAGTCTTCCTAGCTTTTCTAACTTATCTAATTGAATTTCTGTCTCTACTATGTAAAACACTTATATAACCTTTATTGTTAATATAAGATAAATATTTTATTCTACAAACTCCGAATAATTTTTTATAAAGTTAGAGATACCTGGTAATTGAGATTCTAGACCTTTAGTGTTGTGCCTGTTTGTATGATCTGCTCCAAAATAAGTATATCCGTTTATGGTAACATTTTCAGCAGGTCCTTGTATTTTCCATTTTAACTCAGCTGTTTTATAACTACCGGTTTTTTTAAATCCAAGGTATTTTTGTTTTTTTACCTCTATAATTTTTTGAGTAGCTGCTTTTTGTACAAAATACCTAGTCCAAAAGCCATCTATGATGATTGCTCTATCTGGTGATGCACTTTCTTCTATAAATAAAAGTTCTATACTTTTTTCAGGGCTTAACACCGGTAGTAACTTTTTAGAATTTTTATTATATTCTTTACCAGTAAAATAATCATTTTTGAATGTTACTATGTACCAGCCTACATAGTCCTTACCTAGTAAAGTAAATTCTTTACCGGGAGTATGTTTAGGTGCACTATATTTAGATCTTGGTAATGCCATTAAGTAATAATTAATTGAGTTCCAATATCGGTAAACCATTGATTATTACTTACTTTATGGTCTATACCGGTAATAAGGAATGCTGTTCTTCCTCTGTATCTTTCTGGTAGGAAAAATTCATTTATTTTAAATGCTTGTCCAATTTTCATTCCACTTATACCTTTTATAGTAAAAGAAAGTTCAAAGGGAATAAGACCAGGTGCATTTATATTTCTACTTTCTGTTAATTCTTTTACAAAATCTTGCATTAAAGATTTATGTTCCTCTGTTTTATCTAAAAACTCTTGTTGAGGTATAGAAATTAAGACAGGATTTTCTTTAGTACTTACAGAGGCAACAAAAGCAGCCCATTTGCTTTTATCTTTTTCAGAAACTTTAAATGGAACATCTTTTGGTTCTTTTTCAGTTGTACCGGTAGTTTTGGTTGTTAAGTGTCTATCAACTAATCCAAGATTCCATTTTTGTACATTTAATACTTCTGTATCTGAGGTGTCATTTCCGTTAGCTTGTGCTGCTATGGCAATCATAGTAGTAAGATTTCCTGAAATTTTTGATTCTACTTTCAGTTCAGTTACTTCAGACCCTAAACCGACTGTATCTATATAAGATAAAGGCTGTCCTGTTTTATCGTTTTTTTTAAAAAAGTCTTCAGAAGGTATAACGTTTCTATCTACTACATAATATATTGATTCATCTTCATCGTAGTGAATAGCAAATTCATTTATTTCTCCTAAATTATCTTGAATACCTTTCAATATTTTGTTTACTACATCAAATACAGTATCCCCTTTTTTTTCTTTAACTTCTTTATAAATTCCTAATATGTAATCTACATTTACAAATATACTTAATATTTCACCCTCTACTGTATTAGAAACCTGTGTTGCTATACCGTAGTTGTATTCACTTCCTTTACCAGGAATAATACATACATAAGGATCTAAAGCGGCATGTTCAGGGAATGTTGTATAAGCAGGACTCTTCTCTGTACCGGTAAAAAAACTAACTAAATTTTTTCCGTCTGGTCCTTTTAATAAACCAGCTGTATTGATAGTGTTAAGAAAGTCTCTTAAGGTAATAAACTTAAAACTATTGCTTGTATCAAAGCTTGTATTTCCGGTAAAGTTTCCAACAATTATATCTGAGCCTAGAAACACTTCTATGTATTTTTCTGTTAATTGATTCAAAAAAGTAGTTTTAACTTCGTCTTGTATAGTGCCAAGATCTACCTGTTCTTCTTGGTATGTAGAAGCTCCGGCAGAATTTTTTAACAAAGTCAATATTGTTTCGACTTCAGATGCTTTTTCTTTATTGCTGTAATTTTCTTTTAATTCATTTTCAGTAGAAGTAGTGTATAAAGCCCCAATTGAAGATATTACTTCACCTTTTGAAATAACATCTACTTGACATTCGTAACTTATACCATTAAAACTCCAAGTAAAATTTTTAATAAACCCATATAAAAAATCATAGTTAAAAGAATTTTGAGATCTTATAT